CTATCGTAGTTGAAAACGAAGAGGCCGTTGGTCTGGTGGCGGAAGGTCAGTGGTACAGTCTAGATGGCGTAGTAAAACCTAAGCCGTACACTATTCAAGGAGAAACAGATGACGAGCAACAAGCGTTCTTCGATAAACTTGCGCCGGGTTCTGTGTTTATCAATCCTTCTGATGGCAGGTTGCTCACTAAACCAGAACCAGAGTCTCAATAAGTGGAGTGATCTGATGGACTTTTCTAAACAAGCTACAGAATATGTACAAACTGCCGTACCTGAAAGCCTACAACCAGCCTCAGTTACTCAAACAACACTAGGTTCTGTAGAGGCTAAAGGGTACGACACACTGTTCAACAACTTTGAAACAAAAGAAACACCATTTAAAGGTTTCAAAGTCTCTAACCAAACAGTAGGTCAGCTGATTGACTTCTCTAAACCGTCAGGTGCGTACGGAAAATACGTTAAACCTCGTCTACCTGAGAATACCGAGGCCTATAAGAAAGGTCTAACCTCTACTCCTATGGGTAAGTACCAGATTATAGGTGGGACACTTCGTGACTTAGTTAAACGTATGAAATTACCTAAAGATACCGTGTTCAACAAAGCCACACAGGACCGTATGTTTCTTTTCTATGCTAAGGAAAGACTAGCTATGGCAAATACAATGGCTGGAAAAAGAAAAAATCTAAGAGGTATCTGGGAAGGGTTCAAGAAGGTAGATGACAAGACCCTTGATGCGCTAATAGAAGAAATAGGTGGTTGATATGGATTTCTCAAGTCAAGCTAAAGAGTTTAAACCATCTAAGGCTGCAGCTGTAGTCAGTAACACTGTTGAAGATGTCGTTGAAACAGGGCAACAAGCTGTGAAAGATGTTGTTAATGCTGGGGAGCAGGCTGTATCTGCAGGCACTAGCATGTGGCAGACTGTTGTAGACGGTGCTGCAGAAGCCTTAGAGAAGGGTGTGGACTACGTAGCAGATGTTGCACCTAAGGTAACAGAAGCTGTTGGAGATATGAGATCTCCTCTTGATGTAGTTACAGAAAGTTTATCAAGTGCAGGTGAAAGCCTTTCTAATATAGGTACAAGTGAGTTCAGGTTCTTCACTGGTAACTATTTTAAGCCCGGTCAAACTGCTACTGAGGAAGACTTAAATGAAACTGACATTGAAACCTTAAAAGCTGCAGTCCGTAAGGCTATGGCAGAGGGTAGGTCTCAGGTAGACTACGAAGACTTCTCAGAGGAAGAGGGTACAGTCCTTAAAGGTGGTCCGTTGGCAGGTCTCTTCAACCCAGAGTTACGTATGGCTCGTACATTAGGTGGTTTTAAGTTCTCTAAGGACGATCAAGGCAATACTATTATACGAAACACTTATAACTTTAACGAAGGTAAAAAACGTAAGGCTTATGTAAAGGCCATACAAGCCGGGGATGATGACGCTGCTAATGACATTCTTCTTAACTCTCTAGAAAACCCTGTAGAGGCTGCTAGTATCTTAGCCTATGCTAAACAACAGAAGCTGAAAGACGAAGGTAAACCTTTCGAAACAGAAATGGTAATTAACTTAGGAAAAGTATAATGTTCGGACTACCTCTAGAACTAATCACAATGTTAGGTTCTACCGTACTAGGTGGGGTCATGTCCATATGGGGACAGAACATTAAATCTAAACAGGCACAACAAGAGATGCTCATGGAACGAGCTAACTTTAATGCCAAGCAAGTAAACAAAGCTAGATCTGCAGGCAAGAACGATAAACACTTTGCATGGACACGTAGGCTTATAGCCTTGTCTGCAGTGTTTGCTATTATCGTACTGCCTAAGCTGGTTGCTGTGTTCTACCCTGATGTCAGTGTCATTGTAGGCTACACAGAAGTCGAAGGTGGCTTCATGAACTGGCTCTTCGGGGGTAATGAGGCAGTGAAGTGGCAATCTGCTCAAGGCTTTGTTATCACACCACTGGACACACACATTGTGTCTGCTATCGTAGGACTATATTTCGGAGCGGGGTTCACAAAGTGATGGAAAATAGAAGTGTATCTATATCTTTCTTGGTAGGTATCCTGTTTCAGACAGGTGCCTTAGTGTGGTATGTGTCTAGTCTAGCTAGTGCTATCGACTTAAATGCTCGTGACATTGGTAGACATGAAGCAAGGCTAGAAACTCTAGGATCTATCATTCAGTCACAGGCTATCACACTAGGTCGTATGGACGAGAATATAAAGTCTATTCGTGATATGATGGAAGCCAGCCGTACTGCAGGAGACTAACACATGGACAACATAAAACTACCTATAGCCTTAGTTCTAGCTATGGCAGTGCAACTCTCAGGTGGTGTGTGGTGGGTGTCTCAACAGTCAGCTACGATCTCTAACCTAGAGGAGACTGTTAGTCAGCTAGGTTCTCGTATGGCTATTGAGGATAACGTAAACCTAAAGCGTGACGTTCTGGACAACTCAATGGAGCTTGACCATATATGGGACGATCTAGAAGACATCTGGGATGAACTTGCAAGTATGGCTATGACCATAAACGAAATCAACAAGATTAAACAACGTGTATCTCTCATTGAGAATGATCTCAAGTATATTGGTAGAGACCACATGGATATGAAGGGTGGTATAAAGTAGTGGACCCTCTTACTTGCATAGCCGCAGCCAGCACAGCCTACAAAGCTATTAAGAAAGGCTTTGAGGTTGGTAAGGAGATCTCTTCGATGGGGTCTCAGCTACAGCAATGGTCTAAGGCTATCTCTGACTTGGACTACGCACACGAGAAAGCATCTAAACCTCCCATGTATAAGATGTTCTCTGATACCCAGAGTCAGGCCTTAGAGGCGTGGTCTTGTAAGAAGCAAGCCCAAGAAATGAGAGAGGAACTTCGTAGCTACATCAGTTTCGTACATGGGCCATCGGCTTGGGATGAAATCGTAAGGACTGAGGCTAGGATGCGTAAGGAACAAAGAGAACTGGTGTATAAGAAACAAGAGTTCATAGATAACTGCATTAATTGGGGTGTAGGTTTAATCGTAGTTCTAGCTGGTGCAGCTGGTCTAGCTTTCGTTATATACTTAGTAGGTAAACAACAGGGGAAATGGTAATGGCTAAGAAAGATCCAAGACTAGAACGAGCAGGTGTGTCAGGTTTCAACAAACCTAAAGCTACACCAAGTCACAAGACTAAATCTCATGTGGTTGTAGCTAAGGTGGGTGACCAGATCAAGACAATCAGGTTCGGTCAGAAGGGTGTTAAAGGTAGTCCTGATGGGTCAGCCCGTAACAAAGCATTCAAGGCCCGCCATGCTAAGAACATTGCTAAAGGTAAGATGTCTGCAGCCTACTGGGCTAACAAGGTGAAGTGGTAATGTGGTTAGCTGTAGTCATGGCCTGTCAAACCCTTGAGGTTTCCTCTTGTGTTACTATGGGCAACGAGAATAACTTATGGTATACCGAAGAAGAGTGTCAGCTTGACGCTGTTAACATGGCTGTGACACTAATGAATAAAGGTATCTATGCTAGGCCTAATTGTTTTAAAGTAGGGGAGAGTGTATAATGGCTAGTCCTAAACCATCTAACCCGGCCTTGTGGTCACGAGCTAAGGCAGCTGCTAAGAAAAAGTACAAGGTGTACCCCTCTGCTTATGCAAATGCCTATGCTTCTAAGTGGTACAAAGAGAAGGGTGGCAAGTGGTCCGGTAAGGACAACAGAGTAAAGAGGAAAGCATAATGCCTAAAGGAGGACTAGGTAAGTGGTTCGGAGAAGACTGGCGAGATGTAAAGACAGGTAAGGCCTGTGGTCGCAAGTCAGCTACGAAGAGCAAGAGGGGTTACCCTGCATGTCGCCCGAAGGCAGTAGCTGGTAGCATCTCTAAAAAGGAGGCGGCTAAGAAGACTGGACCTAAAAGAGTCAAGTGGTCTACAACAGCATCAGGAAAGAAAAGGAAGAAATAATGCCATACAAGAACGGAAAGAAAATGCCCTACGGTAAAGGGGCTGTAAAAAAGAAACCACCTATGGCTAAGAAGCCAATAAAGCCGTTGCTTAAGAAGAAAAAGAAGTAAGCAATAAAAAACCCCGCTAAGGATTGAGTTCCTTGGCGGGGTTTCTTTCTTTTATAGGCCTTCTTTAATGAAAGTCTTGACCCACATGGCTGTGATGTCAGATCTAACAATGTCCTCTACACCAAACTCCACCGTAGGTACAGGTAGCATGTACTTCTTAGCTAGGTGGATAACCTTAGACAAACCATCGGCTTCCCTGAGGTCACTCTGTTGTGCATCACCATTAAGGACTATGGTACTGCCCTCACCTACCCGTGTCAGCAACATCTTGAGTTCGTGTGTCGTGATGTTCTGTGCTTCGTCAACGATTATGAAGGCATTATCGAAGCTACGGCCACGCATAAGTGCAAGAGGTGCCATCTCAATGTTACCATTCTTGATACCAGTTTCGACTGTTCCTTTACCAAGGTGCTTCTCCAATACATCTAACACAGGTAATGCCCAAGGCATTGTCTTCTCTTGAAGGTCACCCTTCAGGAACCCTAGTTCTTTACCTACTGCTACATGAGGCCTCGTTATAACGATCTTATCAATTCGCTTAGTCGCATACAAATCCGACGCCACCGTTGCCGTGATGTAAGTTTTACCTGTTCCAGCTGGACCAAGAACAAATACTTGATTCGAAGATGAAAGGGCATCAATGAACTCCTTTTGTTTGTCAGTACGAGGTACGAGACCTGATGTCTTCTTAGAGTCAGCGCCTTTGTAGTTAGTCTTTCTTCGTGTAGGTTTCTTCAAGGGTTCTATATTATTCATAGGTTGACCAACTCTGCCTCTACAAAAGGAATGTGAAAGAACTTCTCACCATGCGTGATGTACCTACCCCTAGCAACCCTAAGACTATCCTGAGTTAGCTGTGTGTCCTTGATACGCCATGCCTGTTTGAAGTCAGGCCTGAAGACATAGAAGTTAAGGACACCGTTCTCTGAGGAATGTTTATCTAAGAGGCGTTGCTTACGTTCAGGGATACGGATCTCTTTCCACTCAACAGGCCAGTCGGATGTCCATGCTGTCTTAACCTCTGCCTCATTGAAGTATGTGTAACCATTCTTCTGCGACACAACATCAACATTGAAGTTCTCTTCGTTGTTAACGATGGTGTGACCCTTAGCCTCTAAGTAAGTGACCAAGGCTTCACGGGCAGGGCTATCGTATGCTTCATAATCTGCTCGACTAAAACTCTTCCGTACTGCTACCATTGAGTAGTTCCTTTAGTTCGGTGTAGCCTCCTATGTGCTCACCTTGTGGGTTAAAGATCTGCGGTACAGTTGTCATACCAGCTTCTCTGATTAATGTTAAGAGCCACCTACTACTAGGGGAGTCGAGGGTGTAGGAGACATAAGCCATTCCCCTACCCCGCAACATAGCCTTAGCATCATCACAGAAATTACACTGTGTTCTACCTAAGACTATCCAACTCATGTCAGATCTACAATCTCACAGGAGTCACCTGTACAGGCCATAGTCTGACTACCTGATGTGTTGTCTTCTTGCTCATAGTCAGCAAGCAAAGACCAGTTGATCTCACTAGGCATCAGTGATAGTAGCTCTGTGTACTCTGTCTCACCACAGTCCTGATACGGAGCCTGTTGGTAAGTGTGATCTGAGTGTGGCAAGAAAGACACACCACTCATCTCATCGAAGTGTTTGTACACAAAGGCACCTACGTCTACCCATTCAGAATCCTTAACTGAGATAGTCACCGATGGCTTATGCTCACACCATGATCGTTGGTAAGTCAACCATGTCTCTAGCTGTTCAATAGCTGTTGTATCATTACGAGTAACAGCATTGTCAGGTGACTTCATAGGGAAGCTAAACACGGTAGTCTGATCTGGCTTCATAACACAAGGCTCTGATGGGATACCTTGGTCAACCATGAACTGTGTTAAGGGGTCTTTGTTGTCTCCTCTGACGGTTCGGATGTAGTAATTATTGTGTCTGGCGTGTATCCCAGAGGCTGAGTCAACGAGTTGGCTGACTGTTCCCGATGGCTTAACACAGCTAATAGCAGTAGCGACAGGAATATCAAGCAGGCCAGCCCACTCAGCGTTAGTTTCGATGGCAATTTCACGTAACTTCTCCAATGTTTTATCTAGACCAGCATTCTTGCTAGTCGTTAGGGGGTTATCCATAATGCCTGTTAGGCTCACACCTAGCAGACGTTCAGCTTCAGTATTGTCAGCCCATACCTTACGTAGGTAGGGCATCTTAGTATAGGTTGACTGGATAGTACCTAGTATGGTAGCCAGTTTAACCTTACGAGCTAACGTATCGAAGTTATCTGTAGCTCGTACAACAACCTCTGTTAGGTTGCAGAATTGATTAGGACGTAGGATGATCTCACTGCACGGGTTAGTCCCGAATTCATAGTTAGGGTCTCTTCGTCCATTCTTTGCGGCCTGTGCCTTAGATGCTTGGCGGTTAAAGATACCACGTTCACCTGATCCTGACTCAACCAGTGCTGTCCATTCCCGCATGAAAGACATAGCATCTGGCTTCTCAGTGTACGACACAGAGTTGTTAGCCAAGGCACGTTGTGGGTTGTTCTCCCACCATGAACCAGACTTAGCGTGACGCATACGATCATCACTAAGGTTAGACAGAGAGATCATAGCACTACGGCGTACACCACCTACGACAACCACCTCACCGATCTTACACATCAGGTCATGGCATTCAACAGATGATAGCTTACGTCCCTCTGCCGCACGAAAGGTATTGACAGCGAAGTTAAACAGATCAATCAGAGGCGCTGGGCCAGAAGCCCGTCCACCAAACGTCTTGAGCCTTGCACCTGCAGGACGTACCTTAGATACATCCCACTTAGGGATCTCACCACTGTACAGGAGTGCAATAACTTGACGCAGAGCCTTAGCCCAACCTTCCTTACTGTCCTTAACGACAACGATAGACTCACTCTCGAAGAGCTTAGGCACTTCTGGGAGCTTGCTGATGAACTGGCGCTCAACGGAGAACCCAACTCCAGTACCACAGAGCAAGATAAACATAGCCTCATCGAAGGACTTAAGATCATCTACGGGTAGGTAGCTACAGTTGTACATACAGGTGTTGTCACGGGAAGCGGCAGGACCAGCTGTCATAAGTGACCGCATAGATGGCATCACCTCTAAGCCAAGTATAGCATTCTCAAGCTGGTCGATGTAACTGTTGTCGCCTGCTACAGGCTTAACGATGTTGTCGATGTAACGGGATACTGTCTCACCCCAATTCTCTCGGCGTCCTTCCTTGTCTAACCATCGTGCATACCGGGAGGTAGCGATGAATGTCTGATAGTCTGTTGGTAGTAGGTTGCTCATTCACCTCGTCCTCGCATTGTTTTATCTTCCTCTAACCAGATCATACGGTCAATGTCTTCTCTGTTTATTCCAATGTCCTTTAGTTCCCTATCTGACATTTGATTGAGTATCTTGACTGCCTGTCGGTGCTCAGACCACATGACACAGTACCTCAGGAACCTAACTACAATATTGTTTACCCATCTCTTCTTCATCGGTTATCCCCTGATCCCTTAATCACACCTCGTTCAGCACGACTGTTCAGCTTATCCATGTTATACTGTAACACTTCTGGCAGGTTACTGTAGAAGTAATTAGCTAATGCTGTAGCATAGAACACAACATCACCTAACTCTTTAATGATTTCTTTCTGACTTACCTTGGCATCATCTCGTAGATACTTCTTGATCTTCTCTGCTACCTCGCCAGCCTCACCAGCTAAACCCAATGTGTTTTCCATTAGGCGTTTCTCACCTCGTGTTGTGATCTTACCCTCAACCCAATAGGAGTAATCCATAGGGGTTACATCCACAATCTTGAAAGCATCTATGTCCTCTTGTGTAATCATATTACAGTCCTTTAGTTGTCATTGTCTATCATGTCTATTGGTACATCTTGGAAGAAGAAATCGTCTAGCTCAATGTCACCCCTGTTAACAAGGATGTCTAGTACATCTACCTCTTCTAAGTCTACCCTATCTAGGACTCCAAGCAGCCCGTAGCTAGTAATTAGTAACTCAAGTTGTCCTTTGTAGTCGAACATCTGCTCACCTTAATGTTTATTAGAAGGGGTCATGCGTCATACACGTAGTCGCCGCCTATGGTGACCCCCTCAATGGTTGAAGATACCTTGTTTGATTCAGCATAGGCATCATCGAAACTATCGTATAGCATCTCCGTATGTTCTAGATCACCGTCAACCTCAGCTAAGTAAACTACACAATAAGGTTGCTCACCTGTGCTGTCGATGGTGTACTCTGGGTGTTCGAATGGGCCTTCAAGAACCTTATGCAAGGTGATCTTCATTTCCTTTTCCTTTCTCGTAGCCATGTATCAGGTATAACTTTGTCTGCGTACTGGAAGCCATGCTTCTTACACCACATACCATAGGTGGTCTTGCTACCTTTGTACAGCTTTGCTTTACTATTTGTAAAGACAAACCTTATATCGTACTCAGGGTGTTGAGACTTAACTGCAAGGTGTTTAGCTCTGTCCGAAGAAATGAACCGGCCCTTGGTCTCAACTACAATACCATTGCTAAGAACAAAGTCAGGTGTGTAGGTCTTTATCTTAGGATCTACCCACTTGATCTTTAGTTTCTCGTACTCGAAAGGGACACCCTTCTCTTTAAGGAAGGTAGCTGTGTCCTCTTCTAGTCCTGACCTATAGCCAGCAAGTAGTGCTCTCTTCCTTAACTTACTCCGCATCCAAAGGAACCTCTGGAACCTTAGGCTCATACACTACATCAACCAAGTACTGTGGGCCGAAACTGTATATGAACTTACGGGCCTCAGGCCAACACTCTTTCTTGAACTCACAGTAGCTACACATCATAGGCAGCTTAGTGTTCGGACTTGACTTGGACTGAGGTACTGGTTCGTAGCGTTCAGACGGGATGTCTCCTGCTACTAAGTCCTTAGCCTCTAGCATTTCATGCTCTTTGGTCTTTAAGTCCTCTGTGAAGTCATGCACATCAAGGCAGATATGTCCGTTCTGTTTGTCGATAGCAAGGAAAGCACCGTGTGTCTTATTTGTCACAAGTGGATCATCTTTACCTGCATACACATACGAACTAAGCTGACTGATGTAGCCGAAAGCGTCATCCTCTCGTAGTGTACCTTCCTTGAACTTCTTGAAGGCGAAGGAACTACAAGACTTAACATCCACAGTCATGCCGTTAATCACACAGTCACGATGTCCTTTGATACCGTGAACATCAAGACGATCCTGTTGTCCTTTAACATCATGGCCTGCAGCGATAGCAATGGCAAGTGCAAGCTCTTCGATCATGTCTCCGTAGAAGAACTTGAACAAGGTACTAGCATTGAGTGGGATAGAGGAGTCAGACTTGTTGACCTTATACCACAGTTTACGTTTACATGGTGTCCCGATAGATGACAGTGAGAGATAAGCCCTAGGTTCTTGGGGCTTGCCGAAGCGTTGGTTAGCAGCCAGTGAGATGTTGGAGCCTAGGGTAGAACCAACTACCCCAGACCAACCACCTTCACCCTTGATAACCTCGTGCATGTCAGCAACAAGTGTATCAATGGTTTTCATATTAGAAGCCCACCGCTTCGTTCTCTTTAACGTACTCTACAAGTTCGAGTACCTTAACACTGACTAGGCTAGTACGAGCATACTGCTTACCGTCACCACCTGTGAACGTAGTAATCAGGTTAGTACACTCAGCTACAGTACCGTTACCGATAGTACCCATGTCTTCTGTCCAAGGGTTACCATCCTTGTCTGTGACCTTAGGCTCACCACCTGCTTGCTCAAGTACACTACCGTCCTTCTTGAGAACCTTGTGTGGACGGACGAACTTAACTACCATCTCGCCTTCCATGATACGCTTCTGGTTAGGTTGCTTCTGTGAACCTGAGTCTTTGAGCATAGACATATTCTCTTTGTCGAGAACTTGGTTGACTGTGTAAGCACCCTCAGTCTTCTGGTATGCACCACCGTACCCTTCGAGGTCTCGGTTACCTTCTGAGAGGCGTGCCCATTCGATTGGACCAGTTGTTGTTACTTCTTTGTATGTTGTCTTAGGCATTGGTTTTCCTTTGATTGTTAGGGGCCATACTTATATATTAATACGTACAGTAGTCGGTGTCAACAGTTAATGTGTATCTTTCCAAGATTTTCCTATGGAAGATTCACCAGCGAGGGGACACATAATTCCTAGGTGTAATCCCGCCCACTCAATAGCATCTCGTTGTATCTTAGCTAACCTTTCGGCATCTTCTAAACTCCCTCTTATCTCTGTTTGCCATTCGTCATGCACCCAAGTACATACCTTAAAGTCTAGGCCTTGGTTGCTTGCCTCTTCCATCCAGCGTCTTGTTGCATACTTCATAACGAGTGTCTCCCCGTTCTGCAACATACCCGCTAGTGTCTTGTGTTCGCTGGGTACTACAACCCTGCGTCCATCATAACCTTTGAAGTAACCCTGACTTGCTATCTCAGGGATAACTTTCTTCTTTAGTCTAGACAATCCTTCAATACTCTCAGTGAAGTTGTTGACTGCCTTACCTGCCTGACCCATGTTAGTCTTGAGGATCTGTGCAATCTTAGCTGTACCTGCTCCCAGTAAGAAAGCATAGATGAACGTCTTAGACATGTCCCTCGTGATACCAGCTAGGCCTAGAGCCTTACGGTTAAGGTTATGGATGTCTGTCTGATCCTCACTCCTACCTTCGATGATAGCCTTGATGTACTGCTTACTCTCCATGATGTCAGCAAGTATTCGAAGCTGGATACCTGACGCATCTGTACCTACAAGGTAACACCCCTCTGGTGTAGTCCATAGGTCTCTGAACCTACCATCGTAGTCTGACTTCACCTTCTCAACTGCTGTCTTAGGCTCACCATGAAACACACTAGGTATGTTCCCCATGTTCGGGTGCCTGTGTGCCATACGTCCTGTCCAAGACCCTATGTGCATGAACTGACCGTGGATACGGGTGTCATTGCTATGTGAGAACGATTGTAACCACTCTGAGAGGGTGCTTCTACGTCCTTCTAGGGTGAGCCACTCAGCAAGAGCATGAGCACCCTCAGGCGCACTCTTAGGCAGTGTCTTTAGGTTCTCCTCTGATACTGTCCATCCATACTTGTTGTAGTAGTCTAGCTTGTCTAGGTTACCGTCTCGTAGGGCCATACGATGTCCTACTGTTCTGTCCACCGGGTTCCAACCAGCATCCCATAGTCTCTCAACACGTTGCTTAGTAGAGCCGGGGTTGAATGTGATGTAGTCGTAACACAACAGCATGTCTCCTACAATCTCAGTCTTAGGGTATGTGTTGATTGCTTCTGATACATTCTTGAACAACTCACCATCAGCCTTGGTTCGATACTTGATCTCCTTAACTACCTCTAGCTTTGGTGGGAAGGCCTGATGGATACGTTCCTCTAGTTCCTGTAGCCTCTTAGTAATCTCTAGGTGCATTGCCTCTGCGCTGTCAATGTCGAACTCAAAGCCACCCTCGTGCATCTCTTGGCAGATTATTGCTACGTCATGCTCAAGACGCATAGCTTGTGACCAAGCCTTGTCTTTGATCTGAGAAGAGAAGTGTTTGAACAACTGCTCAGTCACCTCTACGTCACGATGGCAGTAAGCTAACATCTCTTCTGTGAGGCCACCCTCGAAGTCCTTGAAGTTATCCTTAGGGTAACCTAGCTTCTCTCCCCATGTGGCTAGGCTGTGTGAGCCTATGCCGAAGTCAACAGACATGGACACTACAAGTGTGTCAACGATCTTAGTCATGTCGATCACTGGCCCTACGATCCTGTTAATGACAGGCCCATCGAAGTTAATGAAGTTATGTCCTACCCACCGGGTAACTTTCTTAGCGTACTCGACAAACCTTGCACGTTCAGCCATGTCTATGTGTAAATTAAGGAACTCATTAACGATACCAGTGTCTTTCTCTTTAGTGCAGATGCACCAGATCTTCTTAGCATCTAGGCTTTCTGTTTCTATGTCTGCGAATACTATCATTCCATCTTCCCTATCCAATGTGTCGTATCATCGAAGGGGTCAAGTCCATCGTCCCCTATCTTCTGTGAGCTTGAAGGTTGTCTCTTCGAACCTGAGCTTACCTGCGAATCCTGTCTTACCAGCTGGTCTGTTCTTGATAAGCAAGAGTTGTGTTGTGTTTCTTTCATCACGATCCTCTGACATCTTGTCTCTCTGTAGTTTAACTACAACAGAGGCACGTTTAGATATAGTCCTACAGTCCCGCACCTGCCCATCATCATTCTCGTGAGCAATGGTTACGATACCTACGTTAAGCTCAGAGGCTAGGCGAGACAGCTGTACTGACAAAGCAGACAACCATTTCTCTACTGACTCGTCACCCTTGCGTGAGTAGGCTAGGTCTTGGATGGGTTCAAAGAACACATAGTCTACACCACAAGCCTCTCGAAAGTACCTGATCTTTTCTAAGATGTCCATAGGGTCTTCGTCAACTGCTATCTGGAACTGATACAACCTCTCCTCTGCGGTCAACTCAGTGATAGCCCTCTTCACATCATCCTCCATGTCGTGCTCTTCGATAAGGTCACGGCGAGTGAGGTTCTTGTTAAGGTGGTACGACACAAGGCCTAAAACACCACGTTTCTCTGTCTCCTCTAGGTGGCATATAGCAATCTTAAGATGCTTGTGCTCAGTCAGAATGTAGTACTCTAGGTATCGCATGAACTCTGTCTTACCGATACCCTCAGGTGCTTGGAACACAGTGAAGTGTCCTTGCATGAGGCCTAGTGCTACATCATCAAACGATTCGATACCTGTCGATACATAGACTGCATCATCCTTCTTATCGAACAACTCAAGGAACTGCTCCGTTGTGTTGCGGATATTGTCAGGCGAGTACCGCTTGCAGTTATAGAACGCAGCTTGGTAGCTTGCCTTAGCATTACCCTGTAAGAACTCATTAGCATCCTTGAACTTGTCATGTACAATCTCGTAGGTCTTACTAGGAAACAAGGCACCGATCTTAGCTGCAAGAGACTTACCTGCTTGGTCATTGTCAACGGACAGGATGATCTTATCGAAGCTATCTAACCACTCCTTTGCTTTACCTTGCCATAGCTTCTGGTTAGGTGTTGCGCTGGGCACTGACACACAAGGGTACTTCTTGTCGAGCATCTGGAAAGCAGACAGTGTGTCTAGCTCACCCTCACATACTACAACAGACCTAGATGAACCTGAGTTGAACTTATCCATACCGAATAGCTCGTCTGTCTTGAACCCTTTGTCTGTCTTGAAGGCCTTGTCCTTGATGTTGCGTACCTTACGGGAGCCACTAGGGTAGGTGTAGACTTGGTTGTTACCGAATGTCTTAACACCGTACCACTCCATAGTATCCCGGCGTACCCCACGGTAGTCAACGTAGTCTCCTGTACCTTCAACCTCTACTGGTGTTCTGTCTAGCATCTGTCTTGTATCCTTTAGTGGGTAGGTGTCCTTAGCCCAACTCTTAAGTGACATACCCTTTGATGGGTAGCTCTTGTCGCAACTATGACAGAAGCCTAGCATCTTGTCAGGGTTATAAGCAAAGGCATTAGAACTCTCACAGTCTTGGTGAGGGCAGGGTTGATGTGTTATCTCTTGTGCTTGCATTAGTTCCTCACAAACTGTAGCTTGAACATACCCTCCGAAGAGTTTATAGATGCTACGAGATCCATTAGTTGTTGGTATGACATACAGATTAACTCGTGACTGTCAAGGGATTCCTCGTACTGTCGGATGTAGACTTCATTGTTATCTGTTAAGACAACCTCAACATCCTCATGTTTATCTGCCTCGTCCATGATTACTACAACAGAGGCATCTGATTCGAACTCAACTGTGTACATCTGGTTGCTCCGCTACAATAATGTTAACGTGTGCTACGTTACCCTCAACACGAGTAATCTTATACTCTAACCCAGCCTTAGTGAGTAACAATCTTAGTTGACCTACAGGTATCATAGCTTATCCTCTCCATTCAGTTGATTGATACGCATCTGTGAGTACCTGATAACTTTCTCTAAGTCAATGATCTCACTCTCGACCTGCGTCTTACCCTCGTACATCTTGTAGCCTGCACGACTGGCATACTTAACGATGTTGCCACGCCAGAACTCAAAGCCATTACGCATGATGTATGTGATAGGTTCAATGGTCCACCGTGCGTAGTGCTTAGGTTCATTCACGATGTCTGATGTATGCTCTGCCAATACACTCTCCTTAAAGTCTTCACGTTCTTTTATTAGACGATCCCATTCACTCTTTATCATCATCATCCTCCGTCAGTGCATCCCATGATACAGGGAATATCTCAATCATCTTACGATCAATCTGTTGTGCTACTACCCGTGTCTCTGCCTGTGTGTCAGGCTTGCAACGTAGGTTACACATATCAGCGAAGGCATCAAGGCTACCACTCCAGTACCACTCAGTCATAGTAGACTGTGGCAGTACCATACGGGCCATCTCAGGAGCTACACCCTCTTCTAACATCCTCTTGTACACGGACAGTGGTCTACTAAACTGGAGACCTTCATCCCACCAGACCTCAAGGTCTTTATCACTGCCCTGTTTCTTATCAGCACTACGTCCACGCCATACGTCAGGCACATAGAACTCAGGCTCATCATCGACATACCTACGGCTGATCTCATTCCATCGCAGAAACTTATGCTTGACTAGCTGCCTAGCTACAAAGATGGGAGCCTTGACGTGGAAGCTAGCAAAGCAGTGACCGAAGGGGCTGATGTGCTTGTGAGCTGCAAGGTAACGTATCAGCTTGGCATCCTTATCCTTAAGGTAAGGTGGACCCCACATGTTATCTTCCATCTTACTTGTCTTGCCGAAGGATACCCGTGCAGCGTTAGCTACCGTCAAGTCTGTACCCATGTGGTCAATGTATGTTACTTCAATCATGGAATACGTACTCCAATACACTCTATAGTTTCTAGTTTATCGTTGACTAAGACAGAAGCAATGCGAAGTTCTGTCATGCACTTTGTTTCATTGTCGAATGTACCTAGGTGATGATACCTAACACCCTGTTCAGGTACTGCATCGAACCATATAAGTAAGAACATTAGTTTCATTAGAACGGAACCTCTCCATTTACATCTCGTGGATCTTTGAATGAGTAGTCAAGTCTATCATCTTGCTTGACCTGAACCTTCGGTTGGATAACTACAACACCCATCTCTTGCAGGTGTCTCTCTAATTCTGGTGTCATAACCTTACCTCCATACTTATACATTAGTACGAAACCTATAGTGCTGTCAACTACTCTTTGTACTTTTCTCTGTAGCCTACTAGCTTTTTAATCTCGTCACTCTCGTTGATACTAAAGATACGTTCAAGATCATCCCGCCCGAAGGTGCTGTATGCTGTCTTGTTTATATCATCCTTGCACATGGTGCAGTAGTATCGGTTCTCCTTACCATCAAAGAATGACGGGTCAGGTTTGTTACAACAGAAACATCTCATGGTCTTATCCTTTAAGTATCTTTGTTTAAAGTATCCTTATAACACAGATACTTTAAGGGTATATCCTTTAAGTAAAGATAGGGTATCACAACTCAGTGCTGTTGTCAACACCCTCTTTACTCTCGTGTGTAGCTACCTTGTAGCCCTCTTCGAACCCTACCCAGAAGGTCTGGTTGTGTGAATTATCTGCTATACCTTCTGCGTCTTTTCGTCCCACTATGAACCCAAGTACCATCAACAGAAAGCCTACGGTGATCTCCTCTAATGTTACACCACTCATTGCGGTATCCCCTCCTCCTGATGGGCTGCTACGTTAAAGATGAAAGCCCTGCGAATGTCTGGTTGTTTACTGATAGCTAAGTTGATTAGCTCTAGCTTTTCTCTTGCCTCTATCACATTAAGTTTGTCTGTTACTGTCTTGAATGTATCATCTTTTGTTTCCACTAAGATGATGTAGCTGTTAGGGTTGCCTGTCATTGTCTTATCCTTATTTTATTATGCTACTGGTGAGCATCACTACAAAGTAGATTACTAGGAAACGTCCGGCCCAGAGGCTATATGTCGCAGGCATAGGCACGGACAGGAAGATGCTAAGTAGTACTAGCCAAGTTAGAAACATCATTTACGCAGTAAGTCAAGCACTTTTTGATACACGACAGCACGGTCACTGTAGTATTTCATTAACTCTACGTCAGAGAAATCAATCTCACTCCACCCTGTGCTTTCTAAGTCAGATTCCATCATCTCTTTCAGCATCAACAGTTCACTCGTGTACAGTTCTAGCTTATCCATTGTCCATCTCCTCTACAAAATCATCCTTAAACATATCAAACCAGTCTGTATTTGTC